CACAACGCCTACAAGCACAGTTTTTAGCTTAGGCACCGATCCACTGGTTAATTTAAGTGGCCGCGACTACGTCGCCTACCTCTTCGCGCACGACGCTGGCGGGTTTGGCGATAGCGGGAATGACAATGTGGTGAGCTGTGGCTCGTTTACAACGGACGGCAGCGGTAATGCAACTATTACGTTAGGCTGGGAACCTCAGTGGCTGCTGATTAAAAGAACAGACGGAATAAATAGTTGGTGGCTTTGCGATCCAATGCGTGGACTTTCTCAGACTAGTTTTGCTTATTTAAGCGCAGAATCTAATAATCAGGAGTTCACTTATTCAGCGGGGGCAATTAAATTAAATCCAACTGGCTGTAGTTTCTCAGGGTTTTGGCCTGCTAGCGCTAAGCACATTTATATTGCTATTCGCCGTGGCCCAATGAAAAAACCCCTGGACGCAACAAGAGTTTTTACCCCTGTTGCTTATACAGGAAATAGCACAAGTAACAGCACAGTACAGAATTTAACAACTAATATTGCAGCTGATATGGCTTGGATTACAGATAGAAATTATGGTGCACAAAATAAACAATCATTTGATAAGCTTCGCGGAAAAGACGTAGTTTTATATCAAAGCTCGACATCAGAAGAAAGTAATTTTAATACGCTTTATTCACCTGCTTCTGTCTCATTTAACAATACACAAACTGTTTTAACAGGACAGTTTACGGCAAATGGTGTATACAACTCTTCAGGATTTACTTTTATTGCTTGGAATTTTTGCCGTGCCCCTGGTTTTTTTGATATTGTTTGTTATACCGGAACAGGTGTTAACCGCACAGTAGATCATGGACTTGGCGTAACTCCAGAATTAATGCTTATTAAAAAACGTAACGTAGTAGATCGTTGGGTTGTTTACGCTAATAACGACAATACTGATTACTTAGTATTAAATACAACAGCAGGCAGTGTTGATGACAATACCATGTGGAACGATACATCGCCAACAGAATTAGTGTTTACTTTGGGGACAAACAATGACGTTAATGGTAGCACAGACACTTTTGTTGCTTACTTATTTGCCTCTTGCCCCGGAGTTTCTAAAGTAGGCTCTTACACAGGAACCGGTGCTACTTTAGATATTGATTGCGGCTTTAGTAATGGCGCTCGTTTTGTCATGATTAAACGTACAGAACCTGCTTCAACAGGTGATTGGTATATCTGGGACACAGCACGTGGAATCATCAGTGGAAATGACCCCTATTTACTTCTTAATTCCACAGCAACAGAAGTTACCAGCACTGATTATATAGATCCGTTAAGCTCTGGTTTCCAGATTAGCTCCACTGCTCCTGCCGCCATTAACGCACTTGGTGGCAACTTTATTTATCTTGCAATTGCCTGATTATGGAACTTCGAAATCGCAGTACTGGTGCAGTAATTACTGATCAACAATTCCGATTAAATAACCCTAATACTTCGTTTCCAGAAGTATTGACGTCTAGTATTATCAACAGTTTTGGTTACGATCCTGTTTTAGAAGGTCCACAAGCTACCGTGATCCCGCCGTATCAATACAGCCAAAGAGACGGTGTTATTAACATTGATGGAAAATGGTTTACCCGTTACATTGCTGGTCCTGTTTTTAAGGATTATGTCGATGCAAAAGGGATTACCCATACAGCAGCTGAACAATATGAAGCTTATTGTTTTGCTAAAGACAACGAACAAGCTAGAAATATACGTATAGAACGTAATCAATGCCTTGCTTCTTGTGACTGGACTCAATTACCAGATAGCCCACTCAGTACAGAATCTAAAACAGCCTGGGCCGTCTATCGAGAAGATCTACGTAACATTACAAGCCAAGCAGGTTTTCCTTGGAATATCCAATGGCCAACTAAACCGGATATAAATTAAAGCGCATAAAACACAAGTCATTTTAAAGTTAAAATAATAGGTTTTAAAAAAATGACAATAGAACTTGTTGATGCGGCTAAATTTTACAAAGAATTTGCACATCAAAAAAAAGCATGGGAGTGGCTGCAAAAACAGTTGACCGCATCTCAACTAGATGAGTTTGCTGTTCTTTATCGTAACAGTGAAGAAAAACACGAACCTGCGCAAGAATCTTTTTCTAATACATGGGAAGGTATTTTTGCTGCAAGTAAAAAAGCAGGTGCAAAATTTCCTGAATGTGTTGCTGCACAGTGGGCGCTTGAATCAGGCTGGGGAAAACACACATCAGGTAAAAATAATTTTTTTGGGCTTAAAGGATCTGGCTCTAACATTAATACCCAAGAGTTTATTAATGGTAAATGGGTCACAATTAAGGCTGGTTTTATTGATTTTCCTGACCTTTACACTTGCGTTACTTATTTAGTTGAGCGTTGGTATAAAGACTTTGGAAAATTTAAAGGCGTTAATCGTGCTGCCAGCAGAAATGAATGTGCACGATTGTTGATTGCTGAAGGATACGCCACAGACCCAGATTACAGCTCTAAATTAATTCAAATCATGGATCGACAGTTCCAAAATATTGGAGAAAAAGAAGATCCAAAAGATCCACATGTTAATAATTTTGTGCCATGGAGTCCGTTTACTTATCGGGTAACACCTAACATCACCTATGGAGAACTAACACTTAATAAAGAAGCACGGCGTTTTACCAAACAATATCAGTGTGATACAGCAAAAGAAATTTGTTTATTTTTAGAACGTGTTAGAAAGCAGTTTGGGAATAAACCAATCATTATTACTAGTGCTTCTCGTCCAGAGCCTATTAATACTCAAGTAGGTGGCGCAAAAAATAGCGAGCACACATACAGTGCACCATCCAAAGGGGCAATTGATTTTTATATTGAAGGCGTCAGCATTTATACGGTGCAAGAATGGTGTGACAAAAACTGGCCGTACAGCCTAGGATACGGTGCGCCCAAAGGTTTTGTTCATGTCGGCATCAGGGAAGGCAAACCAAAAGTACGCTGGGACTACTAAGGTGAAGAAATACAAAGAACCGCAGATACGCGTGAATATCTGCTGGGAAGTTCGCAATGAAAAAAAATGCGTAACACTTCCAAAAGCGGAAGCGTACGCAACAAGAGATTGGGTTGAAAAAGAAGGTGGTGTCTGTTTTTGGTTTCAAGCACTGCCTGATTAATCAGCGCTGTTTTGCGCGACCAACAACCAATGCGCAAATTTCAATCAGACGATAAAGCTTGCGCACAGCAGCATCATCTTTTGGAGTAGGAGTTAAAGCACAAATAGCAGAAGCTGCAGCGTGAATAGCAAGAGCAACTTCAAGATACTGGTTAAGATGAGACATAATGCTCCATGTATTTTTTGTATTCTACCGCTGGATCTTTAAAGTAATAAAAAGAGTCAGCTGATTCTATGTATTGCCAGTTTTCAGCTCCTTTACGTTTAAACCATTTCATATAAACCCGACGTTGTTTATCTTTTTTTACAGCATCAAACCAAAACCAAAGCCCGTCATACCAAAAAATATGGTCTTGAAGTTCCTTTAATTTAGAAAAACCCCAAGTCAATGGCTTAGTACCTGAATGCCCAGACATTGAGTGTTTTAATTTTCGAGCACGTTTTGTTTTGCGATTGTGAAACCAATCACTGAGCTGACGTCTTGATTTACTAACGCCCAATACCACAAGCCAAACACAAGTTTTATTAACATAAACCCAAGGTTTTGCTGTAATGGCTACCCATTGGTCTTGATCAGTTTTTAAAATAAAGCGTTTGATTTTGCGTTTGGGTCTATAGGTCATAAATTTTACAAGCAGCTGCACTTGGATTGTTTTTGCAATATAGCGCAAAAGCAGAAGCAGGGCTTTGTTGTTTTGTTTTTGTAGCAACAAACACTTTAAAAAAGTTTAAAAATTTCATGAGCATTTAAGCAAAAATGTTAAACAGTAAAGCTTGTCTTTAGTATTTACTCTTCATTTAAATCCGCAATTACATGGCTTTCTATCAGATCTTCATATAATATGAGTGAATAATCTTCGAATAAAATATCAGAGATTTGTGTTGGGAATTCAATTGTGACAGCTACTTCATAGTCTAATAACTCATTTCGTGTTGTTGATATACATAAAAGATAAGATCCAGTCTCCAAAGGAAAATAAGCATTATTACCTTTGTCAAAACGATTTGGTTCAAAATTATTATAAAGATCCGAACTTGCACCCATAACAGTGCCTGTATAGGGATAAGTCTTTACGCCATTAAGATCAGTAACAACATTATCCTCATCAAAAATAGCTCTTTCTTGAATTGGTATTAGGTTTAGATCATAAGCAGAGACTTGAATGTATTGTGGCCTTGGACCACCTTTGGTAATAATAATCCAACCGGGAGAAAGGATATTAAATTGAAACCAGTGATTATAAGTTCCGCCACCAAAACCGCCATTGGATGTATAGCGAGTATCAGCGCTACCAATGACTTGGTTTTTGGGGCCTAACGTACCTTTTAAAGTTCGAAACGAAAGCTCAGAGAATGTACCAACTACAAGTGGATCTTTATGCGTTCTTTGTCTTTGAGATTGAGATACGCGCATTTTGATTTTTATTTAATATTTTACTCCGTCGTTTCTTTATGCTCTAAAGGGTGATTAATAGTCTGTTTGAAATTACGTTCAGTAATAATTGTGTTGTCTTTATTCGATCCATACACCATTAATTTTTCTGCTACAAACCGTGTTTCAAAAGGAGAAATAGTATTGGGTGGAAAGAGACGATTCCAGCTTGAGATTAGATGTAATGGATTGCAACACAAGGGGTTGCCGCAAAGTCTGGTGACAACCATGGAACCGATGTCACCCCAAGCGCATTGGTAGATCGCCTTATGAGGAGTCACATTTTCAGCTTTTTGATGGCTATAAGACGAGCGGTAAGAAGGAAAGCAAACCCGCTTGGGACTGTATCGAGTCCCATTCCTCAAAGGCCAACAATCATCCGTATCTTTAATCTCAACTTTGGACCAAAGCTTTTCATATTTAATTTTGTATTCCAAATTCAGATAGTTGACATCGAATCCACAGACGTTAGAAAGGATTTTTTTGACGCAAAAGTAACACCAGTGCGTCTTTGAGTCACGGATGTAATGGTTGTGTGGACAAACAAAACCTTTGTAATAGCCATGCGTTTTAAGAACTGCGTCACTAAGCGTCTCGATATTGGGAACGTACCGGAAACCAGTGTCCTCTAAGGATTGTTTGATGTTGCGGTAGAAATTTGCCATCTCAGGAAAAACGGTTGCTAACGGGGACAGCAATTAGCTCCAGGCGATTGTCTTTTGTTTTGTTGTCGTCTGCATGGACGATGTCGTACCCCTCAATTGGTTTTTTGTGTCGCATGAGATACACAATGCGATGTGCCAGGTATCGCTGGTTGTCCACGCTCACCAGATAGAAAGAGTTGCTGCGGTTTAAACGGCCCGCCTGATCCCCCTGCTTGCGCCTACCACGGTCGGTTCTGTGCTCCAGGGCGCTTGGGTACTGGTCCGATAACGCAAGGAGTTCTTCGAGCCTCCAGAGGGGAGGTAGAGGGGTGTGACGTGAGCCCATGGGGAAGTGCGAATGAAGGCCAGAGTAGCAGAGAAACAGAGAATGTGGCATAAAAACAGAGAATAGGTATGTTTTTTCTTATATCTCTAGCGGATGACGCCGTTGCCACACAGTGTACGTGTTTTATTTCTCTTTACTTTCCTTGCTCAACTTTTCAACATTACACCCTTTTCAACAATGTCATCTGCTAGCTCTAGGGTATGAACGGCACTTATTCTCTGTTTTTCTGCATCTCATTCTCACAATCTCTGCAAATACCACTGCCCCTTGGTATCACCACAAACAAAAACCCCCGCCGAAGCAGGGGTCCAATTTTTTAATTGTCTATCGATCAATCCTTTTTTTCTTTGCTTTTGCTTTAGGTTTCACGATACGCGGCACCTCTTCCTCCTCCCTGGACAGCACCTCCTGGAAAGTGTCATCAAACTGACCTGCTACTGTCTCCCAATCGAAACAGGTATCGGTTACACGGTCGTAGCAGGCCTGGGCCACCTGATCGAGCTTGTCACGGTTGTCGTAGAGGTCGCCAAGGATGGCAGCAAGGTGGTTGTCGTCAGGGCAAGGCATGATGCGACCGAAGTTGGTGTCAACATCGGCGTGGAGGGAGCGGATCAGCTCACCAGTGCCTTCAAAAATTTCTTTGCAAGAGGTGTGATCGGGTACCACCTGGGCCACACGACAGGCTGCATGCTCAAAGTTGACAAGACCCCAGCCTTCTCCTTTACAAGTGTTGACGCCTACGTCAGCGACGTTGTAGATGGTGTTAAGCATCTCTACCGACACCGAGGGCGGCTGTTCATGAGGAGTGGTCATAATGATGCGATTATTTGGATCAAGACCCTGGCGTGTCATTTCCCGTCCAAATAACGACATCACATCCCAGCCCTGGTCTTTCATTCCCATGTGGAGATAAAGCTTGGCATCAGGACGATCAACAGCAAATTTTGCAAACGCACTGATAGTGATATCAATTCGTTTGCGGAACTGATTGCGGTTGCCATTGAAGACAATAAAGTCATCTGGGCTTAGGCCAAGTTGTTTGCGTGCTTCGTTTTTATCAATGGGATAGAACTGATTTGGTGTCATGCCATGAGGAATGACGGTGATAGGGACCTTGGCACCCGCTTTAATTGTTTCATGTGCACCAAATTCTGTATAACAGATGGCTGCATCCCAATCGTTGAGTGTGTCAAGCAATGCTCCATACCATTCATAAGAATCCATGGGGTAATAGCCCACGAATTTGAACTTGAGTTGATCACGAAGATCAGCGATACGTCGCCACTGCTCATTAATGATCCAACTGTCATTGATTGTAAAGATCACATCGGGATGGATACGTTCAACGATTTCGCGAATGCGATCTTCTCCAAAGGGTGCCTGCTGGAATCGATTGGAGGCTGGATACATGAAGTATTCCTCCTGGAGCGGGGTGTAATCACCATGCCAATTACAACCCAGCACATGGATTTCATATTTATCTTTTAACCTGCTCAGTACATTTTCAGTTACACGAGCAAAACCAGTGGTGGCTACAATATCACCAATCCACAAAAGCTTAGGTTTGTTGTCAGTCATCTCAATTAATTGACTGACAATACTATACAGATTCTGTCGGAGTTGTTGAACGTATTAGTTCTTTTTCTTCTGCTGTTTGTGCTTTGAGTTTGTATTTTAAAAATTCCGCTGCTTTATGTGAATTAGTTGTATCACCACAGGTATAAAGATCAACTGCTGCGTAGCCAATCTCAGGCCAGGTATGGATCGAGCAGTGCGATTCTGCCAGCAATGCCAACAGTGTTACACCTTGCGGTTCAAACTTTTCACCGATGATCCGCAGGATGCGTGCATTAGACATCTGCAGTGCCACCTGCATCAGCTCTTGGAGAGCGTTGTAGTCGTCTAGTAACTGCTTGTCGCAGTCGTAGAGATCAAGGATGAGGTGGCGACCGTTACTCAACTGATCAATTCAAGTTCTTCTATTCTTGCATCAGTTTTCTTAAACAATGTATCGCCATAGAACTCTTTCCATTTTTCTTTATCCATACCGACTTCAACAATCGATGGGTAATCACTGTATTTAGTTTTGTTGGAATCACGGACAGCAATATTGTTTACACGAATGCCACGCGCCTGCTTCATTTTGTAGACATTAAGTCCAAGCTGGTGTACACATACGTCCATAACCAGTGATTCAAAACGACTACGACCAAGAATATTGCTGTTACTACCGCGAGAAAACTCACAGTAGCTGGCGTATAACCATTCATCCCAATGGGAATAGATGTAGGTAGTGCCTGCACTGGTCTTTGCCAAACCAATAGCACTAGATACACCTGGATCAAAGACAACACAATGACTCATCCAATCCATAATTTGATTGGACTTAAGGATTTGCTCCTGGTGGTGACGTGCAAAGAACTCAACTTTCTTGTTGGTCTCCATCAGGTATTCACGCATCTCATCTTCCGACATATCCAGCACCCAGTTCACGAGACCTGGGAGCATGAAAGCAAATTCACCAAAGGGCTTGCCCTTGTCATCCATATCAATGAGCGTCTTTTGCTCAGCAGATGAACCAGTAAATGGGCGGTCGAAAGGAATGGTTAAGCGACGACGTGCCAAACCAGAGGTTGGATCCGTGGTTTGGATTGGTTCGTTGGCGGTGATCATGACCAGTCCATTGAACTTGAATGGTTTCTGGCTACCAGCCTGGAATTTACGTTCGTTACGAATTAGGTCACGACCGGTGATTGCTTTTAGTACCGATACGGATCCGCCATAACGTTCTACATCATTGAAGAGCAAGAGTTTCTTCTTATAAAGGTTCGCAGTTTCAAAACGATTTTTTTCTAGGTGCTCTAGCGAGGAAATCATGGCGTTGTCATCACCCACCAATGCGTGAGCCAGATTGGAGTAGGTGGACTTACCGGATTTACCTGGGCCGACAATCTCAACAAACTTCTGGATTTCCGAGTGCCCAAGGAGTACGGCACGCAACCAAGCCCGTAGTACTTGGGTTCGACCCCAGTGTTGATCTTGCGTGGACTTCAACCACTTAATGATTGGTTCACATCCTGCCGCCGGGTTGTAGTCGTACGGCAGTTGTTGCGTGATATAAAGTTCTTTCTTGAATCCAGTCAACTCCCGAGTGCTGACATGGAGTACACCATTGGTAAACAAGAGGAGGTCATTACCTTCGTACCAGTCATCAAAGATGGTGCTGATCTTGAGCTGCTCTAGCACATCATTGATCATTTTCATGCTGTAGCCATTGGGCAACAAGTTTTCTTTCACTTTTTCCAGCTTGTCTTTTAAGTCGCCTTTAATCTCGTTATCCGAAAGCTGAGACCACAGACCTTTGCTTTGGTATTCGTAGATAAAGAAGGTGTTGTGTGCCTGGCTGAAGTGCAGATTATCTTTATAAAGCTGCAGCATCACATCAGCGATTACGTCATAGGACGGATTGCCTTGCTTCTCTTGTTTCTTTTTCTTACCAAGCTGAGCTTTGATTTCGGTTGCCTGCCACTCAACCCTTTTAGGTGCCGGTGTTTCTTCAGGTTTAATTCCTAATTCACTTTCTAATTCTTCTAAGAGTTTGGACACGTGATCAAGGGTTTCGTCGGGGACATTCAGAGCTTTGTATTCTTGTTGTTCAAGAGGTGGTTTCCAGCCATGCTCTTGGGCGATATGCAGAAGGGTACCAAGACCACGACCGCCACCTTTACTGAAGGAGAGCCAACGCTTGTGGCACTCACCTTCTTTGTATTTATCCGATTGCCGGGACCATTGATCCCATTGATCGAGTAGTGAGTCATCTAGTTGGTGCAGCACCTGACCAACAGTGATCCAGGTGTCGTAATCATCGGCGGCATTGGGACCCATGCCCCACATACCATCGACTGCAAGCTTCATGTCCCGCTCAAGATCGATGACGGTATTGATGGCAAAACCTGGGCCAACACGACGGCTGACTTCCTTGGCGGGCGAACCTTGCTTGACGTTTTTATTGATGATGAGTGTGAGGAGCCAGTCCGGGAATTCCGGGATGTCAGGAATCCACTCGAATCCCATGCCTTCTGCGGTGTAGTAACCAGCGGTTTCAGGATGGAGACCCATCAACACGCCTTGGTGCTTACACCACAAGATTTCAAGTTTTTCTAGGTTGCCTTCCGCCTGCCAGACGTACTTGTTACGAACAAAATGTTTTTGTTTTTCTCGTGCAATCTTGTATAATTTGCGCTCACGCCCAGGTTTTCCGCTGCAGATCGTTAGCGTTGGAGGGAGTGCAGCATTAAATTCGGCGGTGTCAGAGAGTTCGGATACCAAGTTGTAGACGGTTGGCCCATCAATGTCAACCCAAACAAAACCGAAGGGATGATTAAAGACAGGCCCAGACAACAATCCAACAGCTTTGCATTTACCTGTGATGATTTCTTCTTCAATGTCGGTGACGGTAAAAGGTTTGTTTTGCCAGCCAGCCGTATACGGATCTTTATTGCTACCCAGTGGAGTCAGAGGCCAATCAATAGGGATGTAATCGAGTCTGATTTCGCCAGGCTTAACAATTTGCTGGTTTTTACTGGTCATAAATCCCTACCTGGTTTACAGCTACTTTAAAGTCTCGTTGGGGGAAAAGGTCCTCCTTTAAGATTAGAAAAGCGTGAAGATGCATGTTGGTGGGCAGGCAAAAACAATCCCCATCAGCCGCACTTGACATGAGGCTTTGGAGAGTCTGCATCCACTCACCCACAGAAACGTGGATGTCCATGGAGGGTGCTTTGAGTGTCTCTTCATCCTACGGTGACCAATCCAGGAGAACTCACAAGATTTTATTAAATCACTGAGACTTATTAGACTCATTTTGTTTATATTTATTTCTCTTATCTATCGAATTAAATTCATTCATAACTCTGTTATAAATTGCAACAGCATCTTCTTTTGTTACAACAGCTTGCTCACATGCGATAGTCCATGCAAGACGCTTGCGACATTCCATTGGGCTTTGGGGGTCGTAGCTCACTAGTTTACCAAAGCATCTAAATCAGATCGGGATCATAGACTCCACAGTTTTCGATTTGAGTGTAGTACTCAGCGACCAGTTGGTACCAGTCTTCCCTTAAAGAGTCAAGAAATTTTCTAGAAATTTTAAAAATTTGAGTACGCACTGGCGTAGATACCAGGATTGCCGCTTGTTGTACGGTCATGCCCAGGGTCTGCTCAATAGCAATGTCATAAGCAGCGAGTTGCTTGCACGTTTTTTTAAACTTTAGATGACCGCCAAGAAGATCTCTCCACTCCTGGGAGCCTTTTTCTAGATCTTTTGGCCATTTTCTACTGTATGGTTTGACGCTTGTTTTTAAATCTGCAAGCGTTAGTTTGTTGTTGGCAACAGCAATAATATCAGGAGCGCCAGCCCAAGCACGACCTTCGGAATCGCAACCCCAGACGCGAGCAACGTCATCAGCGCCGATAGTAAAATTAAATTTATCCAGCACAGGAGATTCGGCCCAAAGCACCTCTTGAAATTGATCCAAAATTGGTGGCATGCCCGCCCAAAAATTTGCATAATCTTCTGGTATGTCTGGATTCTTGTTACCCTTGAGGTAGCATTCCATGCCATAGTGGATGGCGGTACCTCTTTCAGCAGCAGCTTCTTTAACACCGGGGTTTGCTTTAGACCACATTTCAAGCTTCCGTTTATTTGCTTCGGAAGCTGTCTCGCTAATGATAGTAGTTACGGACGGTGCAGGCCCAGTGGGTAACGGAGTTGTATAGTGACGTTTTCCGTTAAGCGTAATTCTGGCTGCGGTCCGATTAATTGACCGCATAACTTCTGGTTGCTCATCCTTGGCCTTGATCCAAGGATCTGATGTATTCAGTTTAGCAACCATTGCAGGTTTTGTGTATTGGTGCTAGTTTACCGCATGTGTCAACAAAGTGTGATGGACGATTTTAAATACGCGATCCTTTCAATCCTTGGGGCTATGCTAGTAGTGGTTTCTTTAGACCTGTACTTATTTCTTTACGTTTCCAAGTGAATAAATTTGTACTAACGATTCAAGGGTACATTAGTTGTTTTGGTTGGGTTTTTACGGAAACCTACAAAGCAATTTTGGAACGGTGCCCTGATCTTAAGTTATGGAATACACCAACTCATCCAGATGATTTTTTGTGTTATGCGGAACGTGTTAACGGTCGCCTTGCCATGTTGGCAGTAGCCCTTTTCTTTTTTTGGTGCACAGCTCATGGGATCAAACTTAACGAGATTCTATTTTGACTTTGACGAAGATTGTCGTACTGGCTGCCTTAATTATTTAGCTTTTGAAGACATTGAAACTATTGAAGCAGATCTTTATGAAATAGAGCTACAATCCAAAGAGATTTCTTACACTCGAATCGACTTATAGCAATGACACGTACTTGGCAAGATTATTTTCAACCTATTAAAAACAAGTTAGGCGCTCGCCAACACACCTTTCAAAAAATCTTTAAGTATTTAGATGAGTGCCAAAAGCCAGTGATTATTGAGACTGGGACATATCGAGAAAGAGACAATTATACAGGTGATGGTTGTTCGACACTTTTGTTTGATAACTACATTGATATTCGTGGTGAAGGAAAACTTATTTCAATTGACATTGATCCAGGTGCCTGTGCACTAGCAAAACAAGCAACCAAGCATGCTGAAATTATCGAATCGGATTCCGTAGAAGCCCTTGACACTTTTACAGGTGCATGTGATCTTCTTTATTTAGATTCATATAACATCACGGATTGGAATAATGATTGGGCACCAGCTGCTCATCACCTCAAGGAGATATTTGCGGCACACTCTTTGCTATCTCCCGGCACTTTAATTGTGATTGATGACAATATTAAAGCCCCTGATGGCCGTCGCCACGGCAAAGGACGTTTGGTTCACGAACTTATGGAATCTATTGGTATTGAACCATGGTTTGATTCCTATCAGATTGGATGGATTTGGATCTAGATATCCGTACTTTTCAAAACCTATATAATGCATGACAATATAAATAGGTCAAAAAACCGTTATGTTTACTATAGTAAGAGGACCACGTAGTTCCGAAATGTCTCTTTCTACTCAAGTTAAAGAGTCCATTGAAAGCGCAGCTAATTGCATGCGTGATGCATTGGCATTTGCTGCACGTACAGAGCATCCAATTACGATTACTACCATCTCCGACATCTTGTGTCGCCTGGAGTCCCTGGAGCAAGTTGATGATTTAATGCAGCAATTTGCTAAGAAAGATGAAGGCAAGACGAATCCCTACCGAGGCTGAACGCCTCAAAAAATATTTCCGTCAATTGGCGTATCAAATTCCTGAGCCTACCCGCAAGGAGCTGGAGCAGGTATTATCACGTCCGTGTAAGTGGGCTAAAATATTAGAAGAACGTAAGAAACAAGTGACGTGAATCTGTTTCAGCTGACCGGTAAATTTTTAAATAGCCCATTTGGAAAAGCTGCAGTTTCCCAGGGAATGGCTGCAAGCAGTAATGATCCGTTAAATAAAGGTGCAGCCAATTTATTTGGTTTGCCTTATGTTTCTATTCCTGCTTTAGGAGTTATGACT